AGCACAAGACAAACAGGCATTGTCTATTCTTGTGACACCAGATTCAACTACCATTACTAACAATTTATACCAATGGGCAAAGTTGGGATTTCCTGCAGTCTATCCTATTCTGACTATTTCAATCAATGTTCCTTCCAAATGTTCCGACGGACAGACTCGTGGTCTCTACGATTACATGACGTATGTGCTCGGGCATCCTATTTCAGATGATGTGCCATTGTTACAGGCCAAATTGCCAGGAATGAAACTATCGTATTCTTTGGACTACACGTCTATCACGTTCCATGTTGAGAAGGCTTAGGCAGTATTGGTGTAAATTGCACTTATTTCAGAAGCACTGAGTATTCTTGGATAAAATAGGAACTGTCGTAGATAACCGTAGAACGCTCTGCCGTTATCTCCTGACCTTCCTAGAACAAAAAGAGTCTGAGCAATACCTGTTGCACCTGTGCCCGTAGCAGTTGATACTAATGAACCATTGATATAGAGCTGTTCTACAAAGGTTGTATAATTCACCGTAATTGCAAAATGTGCCCATTGACCAGGACCTCCGTATGCTCCGCTTGGAACATTTGTCCACTGACTGGGCATAGCAGTTGGAATCTGAGTAGTAGTTGAATTAGGTAAGTCTACTTGAAGACTTGGATTGAAACTTGAATTTGTAATAGACACTGCAGTGTAACCACCACTATCAATTGCATATAACCAGAAGCAGATGGTCAGAGTTGTTCTCGGTGTAAAGGGAAGACTTAAATAATTGGAAAATGAGTTATTGAAATAGGCACACATCTTACCTGCAATCGTGGTGTATGTAACACTCCCATTTGTGGTTACAGTTTGAGGTAATGCACCTGAATCGCTACTTGATACATCCAAGATTAAATAAGAATATGCATCCTGGGGAATAGAAGTTGGAATTTTGGATGATACAGTGTATAATCCTGGAGCAGCCTTGTAGTATGCATGTGTGGATGGTAAAGAACTTTGCAATCCCCATTTCCAGGCAAGATAACCTTCCACTTGCTGTCTTTGAGAATCCGTTAGTGCTGTTTTATAAATTACAATCTCACAGATATCACCGTTCAAATATAGACCCGATTGAGGAGGTGAAATATTACCACTACTATTATCGTATCCTCCTACAATCATGTTGTAACTAGTTGCATATGCATTGGAGTCTGGAGTAAATGTTATCGATCCATTGGATGTTCCGTTTTGATAGGCTACTCCATAACCAGTTGATCTATTTATCACGCTTCCATAGACTCTGTAAGCACCGGAAGTATAAGTATCACTATAATCAACATATCCAACTGCATTATTAGAAAGAACAGCTCCCCAATGAAGTGTAGCAGGGCTTCCTGCATCTCTTCCAAACAATATTCTTCCATCTGCACCTCCATACAATGACCTTGCAAATATATATCCACCAGAAGTGGTATCGGTATATTTGAACACTGCATAGGCTGTGATAGAGTTTGAACCCAATAATTCACTCGTTGAACCACCTAAATATTGACTACTTGCACTTGAAAATCGTATAAGATTGTTGCTATTTTGAGCATTTGATATATAGGATGGTTGATTACCAGATGTGGATTGAGTAAATGAAAAACCATTACTACTCTTATCTTTCCATTGACTTACAGTTGAACCATTTAATGTTATGCTAGAAGCATCGGCAGCATCCAACCACAATGAAAGGCCTGAGATTTGTGATGGTGCAAATACTATTTGATTAAGAAGTGCTGGGTAATAGTTAGGATCAGATGATGGTAATATTCCCTGGAGTCCCCATTTTAATGCTAAATAAGCTTCTACTTTTCGTATTTGCGATGATGTCAATACCGAGTTGTATATAACGACTTCATTTATATAGCCATATGTTTTGAGGTTTTTATCATAGTTATCTCCGATAAATGTAGTTCCATTTGAGAATGTTCCGCTTACATTAGAACTGTATGTTCCATTTACACCGACATAGGTTGTTCCATTATTGACGAATGATTCTGCAAGTGTCAATGCTCCAACATTCACTGGTAAGGTTGCTAACCATCCTACATGGGATCTTACCATGCCAAAGTACGCAGTTCCATCTTTAAGACCAGTTTCACGTCCAGCACTTACAGTGCATCCTATTAATGTTTCAAAGTTTGAATAGGTAGCAGCAGTTATGTTATACACAACGAACGCCGTTTCATACGTTGGACTACATGTATAGTTTACAGAATATCCGGTTCCGGTAAATAGCACGCCTGAAGAAGTTAACGTTGCACCAGAACCTACGGCAGTAGCATTGTTACCGTTTCCTGACTTATCTTTCCAAGTAGTTATTAAATTTCCACTTAGTGTCATGGATGAAATGCTGGTATCTGCACCATCCAACCAAACTGTAAGACCTGAGATTTGTTTTGGATTAAATGTTAATTGATTAAAAGGAGATGTATATTGGAGAGAAGGAGGTATAGAGTAATAAGGATGAGAGGATGGTAAATTTGATTGTAACGACCATTTCCATGCAAGATATCCTTCTACTTGTTGTCTTTGACTTGATGTTAGAACAGTGTTATATACAATAATTTCAAATACATTTGCCTGTGATGACGAATAGTTAACAGTTGTACTATTGTTGTAATCTCCTCCAACTGAAAATCCTAAACATCCATTTGTTCTTGAATATGCACCTACTACAGTTGAACCTGTAGCACCGCTTATATATGAATTTAAGGTTCCATTGCTCGTTTCAGTATAAGACATAATATTTATCGGAAATCGTTCAGTTGTTCCTGCAGGTATAACGTCATTTGCTACCGTGGAGTTCTGAAGACCACCATGAAATCTTGCCTTATTCGTACTTGATGTATCCAAAAAAAATCCAAATGCTGATGTGCTGTTATAATCACTATATGAACTTGAATTAGGCGCTGCTGTAAATACTGTTTGATTGTCTGTTGAACCTTGCGACAGTACTACAATAAATACTGTAAGCTGTGTTAAATCAACTGAACTTGAAACAGAAAAATAGTTATTACCAAACTTTATTGAAGGACGTCCATTATAAAGAGCATATGATGTCGTAGAGTTAGCAGTCATATTTCTTCCATTTCCACTTTTATCCTTCCAACCATTAGCACCTGCTCCTAATGTAGCAGTTGTCGTAAATGATGTATCAGCATATACAGTAGAATTGTCAGAAGCATCCAACCACAAGGAAAGTCCTGAGATTTGCAATGGTGTAAAAAAAGCTATTTTATTGGCAGCAGGGACAGAATACCCTGGATGATACATTGGCAAAGTTCCCTGTAATCCCCATTTCCATGCTAAATAAGTTTCTACTTGCTGACGTTGTGTTCTTGTAAGAGCAAAATTATAAATAAGAATCTCGTAAAAGTAACCAGATATTCCAAAAGCATGGGGTGTTGTTGCATTGTTTACATCCCAACGAGCTGCAATGTCATATCCTACACTTGTTCCAAATGTTGTATATGCTGTGGATATTCTTTGAACGCTTCCATTTATAAGTCCGTATCCTGTGCTTCCGCTTAATGTATCGCAATATATACCCTTCGGTAATGGATTTGTTCCCATATCATAGGGTGAATAGTTACCGTTTTGATAAAATCGTATACCATTATTAGATTCTATTGTCATTGAATTGTTCGTTGAATAGTCATACCCTGAGTTTGAAGGATTTGGTATAAATCCCATAATTCCACGAGCACCTGTATTTAGTGGCCCTTCTTCAAATACGATAAAGATTGTTCTTGCAGACAAATTGAATGGCATAACTGCATTCCAAAAGTAGTTTCCACCATTCACTACGATACGTTTGTCTCTTGAACTGTAAACAGGATTTGAGTATGCCATTGCATGATATCCATTTCCAGATTTATCAAACCATACTGACATATTTGAACCCGAACTTAACCCAATTGCCGAACTGTCTGCAGCATCTAACCATAGTAACGCGCCTGATAACCCAGTTGGATTAAACCCAACAGTTGATGGAGGCAAAGAACGGTAAGGATGACTTACTGGTAAATAATTGGTATTGCTAAGTGAAATATTCCATTTCTTTGAAAGATAGGTCTCTACTTGTTGTCGTTGGCTTGTTGAAAGAGCTGTATTGTAAATAATAATTTCATATATATTGTACGTTCCTGACCGAGCATCATTGATAGTAGCGTTTCCTCCTATTCCTAGAGGACAAGTAGAATTTGCAGCAACTCCTGGATTTGTTGTATTATTTGTTCGCAGTACTCCATCACGATACCAACTTAATAAAGCATTTGAGTTTGTATTCACAGCATTTGTATTTTCAATATGATTTCCAGTAACATCTGCACCTGGTGAAGGTAATAAAGCCGGCCATATTTTACTTGAATCTACATTCATACCCATCATAACATTACTAACACCGTTAAAAGGTGAAATAAGCCATCTATTATTTAACGAAACAGTATTCAGAGCAACAAAACAAGACCATCCAGTTGTATAACCCCAATTATTTACAAGAAGTCCTTGACTCTCACCAAGTTGAACGTATTTTGTGCCAGAAGAGTTGTATGTAGGAAGTCCAATACCTGTGTATGTATTGGATGTAGCAGAAAGTCCTCTTCCAGATTTGTCATTCCACTGAGTAACAGTTGAACCGCTGGTTGTAATAGTAGAAGAATCAGAAGCATCTAACCACAACGAACAACCTGGAATAGAAGTTGGATTAAAACTTTGTATTTGACCGTTGATTCCCCATTTCCATGCGAGGTAGCCTTCTAATTGTTGTCGTTGAGCCGTTGTAATTGCACTATTATAGACTATTACTTCTGCAATATACCCGTTCCAAGGTGTAGCATCTCCACCAGGATCATGTCCTATTCCATATTGAGTATATCCAAAGTTTCCAGTAGATGAACTAGATGTTCCAGATAATCCATTCACATACATAGTTTGGTTTGTTCCATCAAATACAGAGACTGCTACAAAAGGACTAGCAAGACTTATACCGACAGGTGATTTTGATGAATTAGCACGGTAAGCTACAACTGCATTATTAGTTCCATCTCGTATAATTGCACACGTATTTGGAGTTGTATTAAAATCTGTACCAGGAACTGCAAATGTTACCATACGAAGATAGTTATTGGTTGCTCCATTTGAATTGCTTCCATTCATTGTTCCAACTGCAATTGCAGTAAGAGTTGTTCCTGTATTCGCTGCAGGACCATGAAACCAAGATAAACTATCAAAGTTAATAGCTGATTTACCATTGATTGCATTCGTAGTAAGAATAGGAGTTCCAGCTGTTAAGTTTGTATTATTTCCATTACCAGATTTGTCATTCCATTGAGTTACATTAGAGCCATTTAATATCAATGATGAACTATCAGCAGCATCCAGCCATAACTGACAACCATCAATATCTAATGGAGTGAATCCACGATTATAGGGTTGAAGAGTGGAATATGGATGACTTAACGGAAGAAAAACAGTTGGTGGAGTTAATGCCCATTTTTTTGCAAGATATCCTTGTATTCTCTTCTGTTGTGCTGTTGTAAGAGTACTATTAAATACTATCATTTCTCCCCAATTTGCACCTACAATATTTCCATTTGCAGTTGGTTGGAAGTTAGGTGTTCCAAATCCCCAACTTCTTAAACTAAGATTTATACTGGAAGTTACATTAATTGTTAGAACTACTGGACCAGTACTTGATGTATATGAATTTGGACTAATAGTTGCACCGCTAATATTTCCCTCTGAAACAAATACAACTGGCGAATTTAAATTTTGAGGATTAAAATCAAATCCATTTTGATAATCAACTCCACCACTAGCTGCAAACCCGAGTAGTCTTCCATTTTGACCATTGATAGCATTAAAGTTCCAAACTATAAAAATAGTATAATTGGAAGAGGAACCAACAGACCCAAAAGAACCTACCAATCTTCCACTTACTGACGAACTTCCTGATATAATACTTGGTAGATTATTCAATCCATTTGAAGAATACGTACAATAATAACTTGATCCTGAAGAAGTGTTTAACGCTCCTCCATATCCAGATTTGTCAGTCCATGCAGTTACATATGAATTGCTTAATGTTATTGTAGAACTATCGGATGCATCCAACCATAAGATACAATTGGGAATAGATGTTGGTGAAATAATCATATTTGTTTGCAATTGCAATCCCCATTTCCATGCGAGATAGCCTTCTACCTGCTGTGCTTGTGCCACTGTCAAGTTCTGGTTGTAGTGAATGATCTCTGCTACATAACCAACGTCCGCTCCTCCATTTCCATTACCGTTTATGTAAAGTGGATACAATCCCATCTGTGTTGATGTTCCAGTTCCCGTTTGTGTTGTACGTATTGTTCCATTCACACTGTATGGAGAACAGGTTGTTGCTCCTGCAGAATATCCTATACAAAATACATTCCAACCAGAGCCAGTAACAGATGTTCCTTGTGCGATTACCGAATCATTGGGTCCAAATGTATTGGCAATATCAATAAGATTCCAGTTTCCAGGATATACATAGTTTGTATATCCAGGTATTGATGGATTCCATTGTGCATAAAGAAAATCTCCAGCATTGAATTGTGTCACAAAAAAGACTGTAAAACTAACATTCCAGTTAAAGTTTGGAACTATTGCTCTGTTATAACTACCAAAATTATACACCGGGTTTCCATTCAGATAGTTGGTAGCCAATGTGATTGTATTGGTATTCGTAGCAGTGATAGAATAGCCAGAAGCACTTCTATCAGTGATTGTATTCATGTATGTCCCATTTGAACCCAGTTCTTGGGAAGCATCCAACCATAGTACGCATCCAGGAAAAGCGCTTCTTGGATCAAATCCAGAAAGACTCTTGGATGTTACACTCGTAGCCATTAAACTTAGAAGAGATCAAAATTGGTTCCATCCCACGCAATCGTAGCACTGTTAGCAGGTGGAATTGCTATTGGAGAGATTATACCGCTTCCAGATGTATACGTGATTGTTACCGATAAATATGCACTTGTATTGTTTCGCAGAACCCAGTAGGCTCCTGTGAATATACTGCTTGATGATGGTAGAGTGATTGCACTAAATGCACTGTTCGTGATGTTGTAATACACTCCTGACGAGGCATTCAATGCAGGAGTGGTAGAAGATGTCAAGGATGTGCCGGTTACATTTGAGATTGTTAATGTTGCAATACGCACTGCTCCAGATGCTGCTATGTAGATTTGCGAGTTGCCCTGACCGGTTTGGAACATCAATGCATTGCTTCTGCCACCATCATTCGGGACACGGAAAACGGTATCACCTGCCGCTGATTCTGTTGACCAAGCACCTCCTGCATGAGAGCATACCATCTGCCCCTGACCTGTTACTGTTCCGGTACCACTGTCACCAGTTGTACAGAATAAGTTCAATGTTTTTCCAACAGCACTTGTTTTACTATATAACTGGCAACTATCAAACAAGTATAACGGACCATAGTTGTATTGACCATATTGATTGAATAAAGAGACAGTGTTATTATTGTTTCTTATTTGGACGGCATATCCTGTTGTTGCATTCAAGTAGGTATCGCCATTTGAACCCTGTAACAATGCATAGTTATTGGTTGTTCCAAACATGTTTGAATGTGCAAATGATGCAAGTGTATTGTTTCCAACCCAAGGGCCTATTTGAGTATTCGTTCCTATCACACATCCATTCTTTGCTGAAAAATCGTAAGGACTAACACCGAATAAATACGTAGGAGTATTTCCAGGACTTCCATAGTTTCCAATACCTAATGCTTGCATACTTGAAGAACCAGTATCATATGAAGTAGTTATGTAGTTTGAGCTGTTTGAAGTTACAACTCTCAATATTCCATTTGAAGCACTTCCAAAAGTTGCAATACCACTTGCGTGCAATGTTCCGTTGACGTCCAACTTATAAGCCGGTGAATTGCATCCAATACCAACATTATTAGACGTGTTAATATACACTGCAGAACTTCCTCCGGCACTTTGTAACATCAAATTTGCACTTGATCGTATAACTGTGTCATTTGAGAGAGCATCTGTAGAAAAGTTACTTGAAGCACTTGCAACTGCAACATCACAATATGCACCGCCTGCATTTGAAGCTCTCATTGAAGGATTAGGACCTGTAACAAGTACTCCAAGTGTCCCGCCGCTACTACGAATAGTTCCATTCACATCCAATTTATAACCCGGTGAATTGCACCCTATTCCAAAGTTTCCACTGGAATCAAATCGTGCCCATTCTGTTCCTGCATTGATTGTTGTAAATAGAAGTGGTGCTGCAGAACCTGATGCATTGCTTATTCCTGACTGAATATAGTTTGAACTTGATGCAACTGTAAATCTTATGAATCC